CGTCGGACGGTCGGCACGCCCGCGACCACCGCCGGCCGCACGCGCATGTATGTGCTGTGGATGGTCGGCCAGTCGGTGACTCCGGTGCTCGCGTAACCTCTCAGGAGGACACATGGACGCACAGTCGGTTCTCTCGGCGTTTTCACCGGAGCAGATCGAACTGCTCAAAGCCGCCCTGATGTCGGATGCATCGGGGCGGTCCCCGTTCAAGCCTCGGCAGTTGCACGACCTTAGGCCGCTGCCCAGCGCGACCAACCCGAGGCCAACGTTCTTCTGGTCGGCCAAGTCGCCGGACGATGCGGGAGACTTGACGAAAACGACGCCGTATCCGCGGCTCATGTGGGAGCAGCCGACGGGACGCGAAATCACCGTCAAGGACGCCAAGGAGCAGGCCACCTACACGGCGCAGGGCTTCATCCTGACCCCGCCGGCCAACGCCGAGAAGCCGTCCCCGTTCGATGCGCTCAAGGACATGCTGGAGGGTCTGTCCGAGGCGGATCGTCAGCTCGTGCTCAAGGGCGCGCACGCCACGCGGCTGGACCGCATCAAGGACGGGATTCTCGACCTGAGCGACGAGGAACGCGAGGCGCTGGTGGCGGCGCTGATGCCCGAGAAGGCGAGGAAGTCGGCATGAAAGACTACCCGAAGATCATGACGCGCAGCGGTGAGGAAATCAGCGTCGGCGGCGCAGCGGACGAGGCGGTCAAGCGCGGGGAGGGCTGGAGCTCGCCGCTGGACGGGCCGCAGGCTGACGACATCGCGTCTGAGCTTGGCCCTGGAACTGACCCCAGCGAAGAGGCGGCGCTTGCGGTGGGCAATGAGCCTGACGAGCCAGAAGGCCCCACCTTCGGCCCGCCGCACGACCAGACGCACGCCAAGCGCGGCGGCAAGAAGCGCTGACGCATGGCCCTGGTCCGCGACATCATTACCGACGCGTTGGTAGAGCTGAGCATCGTCCGCCCAGGCGCGACGGTGGATGCGCCGTTGATGGCAACGGGCCTCTCGCGCATTCAGGGCATGATCGACGCGTGGGCCGCGAACCGTCAGACACTCGCGCGGCAGTTGCGCACGTCGTTTACGATGCCGGACGGGGACAACGAGATCACGGTGGGCTCAGGTCAGGCCGTCGATATCGTGACGCCGATGTGGATTAACTCGATCAACTACCTCAATCCTGGGTCCACACCGAGCGTCGAAGTGCCGATCGGCCAGATGGACGAGGACGCGTTCGCCGCGCTTCTCCATCAAGGAATTGTCCTCGGCGTTGCCGTTGCAGTCGTTCTATCAGCGCAACTTGGCGAACGCCTACGGGACGCTGTTTCTGTGGCCGGAAGTCTCGCAGGACGTCACGATCGTCATCTACACGCCGCAGGCCATCGAAGTGCCCGCTACACTCGACACGGTGCTGATTGGCCCTCCTGGCTATGCCGACGCCTTCATGTATGGCTTGGCCGAACGGCTGATGACGCCTCTTGGCGTCTCGGCTGAGAGCGTCCCATGCTGCTCGGCCCGGAAGGACTCGCGGCGCGGGCGTGGCGCAACATGACGCGGCCGAACACGAAACCCGGAGTGCTGTCCGTCGATGCGGCGCTCACGATTGGCGCCTCAAGCGGCTACAACGTCTACTCCGATCAGATTCAGGGGTCTCGCTAATGGCATCTCCCGTCCTCGTCAACGGTCTGACCGGTGTGCAGGCCACCCCGATCTTTGTGCGCGGCAATGAAGAAATCTACGTGCAGGGCTACCACATTTTCAACACGAGCAACGCGACGGCGTTTGTGAGCTTCTACGATATCAACGTCGCGCCAACTGTCGGCACGACCGTTCCGAAATGGATCGTGGTGCTTCCGACGTTGACGGCCGCCTGGATTGACTTGCAGCCGGCCGGTCTGTTCTTTCAGACCGGGCTGTGGGTCGCGGCGGCGACGACGGTCAACGGCAACACGAATCCGAGCGCGGCACTCGTCATCAATCTCGCGATGAGCTGAGGGGCGGGCGAATGCATGGCGCTCCGTCCCTATCCCGGCTTCATCGGGCCTAGCTACACCAGCGAATCGAAAATCGCGGCCTACGACCGCACCGTCAACTGGTATCCCGAGCAGATCGAATCGGGCACCGGGAATATACGGCGGCGCGTTACGTCCTGTATCCGACCCCGGGTAATTTCGAGATCCCCTCGGCCTCGTCGGCATTGACGACGCCTGGTCGAGGCGGCTGGTCGCTGCGTGACTTCGGCGCTTACTACATCGTCGGCGACACGCTCTACCGCCTCTATCCTGGCACGCCCGCGGCCGTCGCCACCGGCATCAGCAACATCAGCAATGCTCCGGTCTATTTCGCGAGCAACGGCGACACGGGCCGCCAACTGCTCATCGCGTCAGACGACACGACCTACGCTTACGATCTGGACTCGGAAGTCCTGACCGAAGTCGGCACGGAAAGCGCGGTCTCGATCGGCTACGTGGATGGCTACGGTATCCGGCTTGATTCGGTGCGTTCGGAAATCAGCGTGTCGGCCCCGTTCGATTTTACGGTCTGGAACGCGCTGGACGTCTCGCAGCGGAATGACGCGCCAGACAAGTGGCTGCGGTTGCTGGTCAATCACAAGGAACTCTGGCTGTTCGGGTCGGACACGTCCTCGGTCTGGTATAACGCGGGCGATGAGGGAGTCGCTGGACCCTTCGCGCCGATCCCCGTCCGTGTTCATCCCCTACGGCATCGCGGCGCCGCATTCGGCGGTCGTGGTCGATGGGTCGCCGATTTGGCTGGGCGGCACACCGAACGGCAGCTGCATCGTCTACAAAGCGGAGGGCTATACGCCCGTGCGCATTTCGACGCATGCGGTGGAGAATGCTTTCCGCGAAATCTTCGGCGCGGCGCTGACCGTGTCCAACGCCGACGCGTCGACCTATCAAGAGAACGGGCACATTTTCTACGTGCTGACGTTCCCGGCCAATCTCGACACCGACTTCGCAGGGGCGACATGGGTCTACGATGCGACGTCCGGGCTGTGGCACGAGCGCGGCGTGTGGAACGGCCTGACGTTTGGGTGTATCGATACGATCGGCAACGTGCAGAGCAACGTGCAATTCACGCTGAGCCGGACGTCTGGCAAGGTCTACCTCCAGTCGATCAGCCTGTCGGTTGGCACGGACGGGCTCGGTATTGTCCGCCTTCGTCGCGCACCGCACATCAACCAAGCGCAGCAACGCATCCGCTATCGGCAGTTCCGTGCGCTGATGGAGACCGGCATTGGGCTGGGCGATGTCGCCTCAACCGATCCGGCATATGACCCGCAAATCACACTGGCCTGGTCGAATGATGGCGGCAGACGTTCGGATCGCCAATTACGATGTCGGCTGGGAAGGTTGGCGCCTACAGCACGCTGTGGATTGGTTTCAGCTCGAGCAGGCGCAGGATCGTATCTTTGAGGTCCGGTGCTCGGCCGCGGTGTCCTACCGTCTCATTGCGGCGTTTCTCGACTACTCGGTGGGGCCAAGCTGATGGCGACGAAGGTCTTTACCGACGCCGAGATGACGACGCTGCTGGTGCAGACCACCGCTGGCGGCGGATGGCCGGCGGAAGTGCTCACCTGGCAGGCCGCGGCGAGCATGAACGGTGCGACGGGGCTCATCACCTATGCGGCGCCGGCCTCGCCCAGGAAGATTCTGCTCCAGTCGGGCGCGTTGCTCGTGGACGATGCGAGCTTGCCGCCAGTGCTCACGGTCACGAACATCAATTTCCAATTCAGTTGGACGATTGTGACGGTGGGTCCGTCTGGACCGACTGAGATCGGCAATGCCGAGACGTTCACGGCCGTGCCGCTGGCGGTTCTGGCGCCTACAACGAAAACTCCGACCCGCTGACGTATTGGGGCGCCGATGATCGCGCTGCCGTGTTCTCAAACTTTGTCATTTGGGAGTTCGACTCAACGGGCGCTTCGGCCCAGCAGGGCAGTCACGGTTTTCGGGCTTTACCGTTACGATCACCTACACGACGCCCAGCACAGCCGCAAGTCATCAGCGTCAACGCCCTCAAGCGGCACGGTGAACGGCGGGCAGGCGGTGACGATTGTCGGGGAAGGGTTCACGGCGGCCACGGGCGTGGAGTTCGGCGGGATCGCGGCGACGTCCGTGGTGATCGTGGAACGATACGCATATCACCGCCGTGACGCCGGCCCATCCGAGCGGTCTTGTGGACGGTCGAAGTCCTGAGTGTGGCGACCGGCACGAACCTGTATACCTACACGCTGGAGCGCGTCCGCCTGCCGCCGATGCCGATTCGGACGCCTATGACGCAGGGTGGGGGCAAGCGCCGTGGATAATCCCGCCCCGCTGATGCACGAGGACTGGATTCGCTGGTTCCAGGCGGTCCAGAAGGCGATCGAAACGCCCATTTCCGGCGTGGCGCCTGAACAGATCACGATGACCGCGCCGCACCTGCTCGGCCGCACGACGGCGGGCACGGGCGGGGCGGAAGAGATAAGCGTCTCAGGGCCGTTGACGCTGTCCGCGCTCACGCTCGGCATCACGGGCTCGGCGCTGACCCGCGCGAACGATACCAACGTCACGCTGACGCTCGGCGGATCGCCCTCGTCGGCGTTGCTGGCGGCAACATCGCTGACGCTCGGTTGGACGGGCGTGCTGTCGGTGGCGCGCGGCGGCACGGGCACGGGCACGGCGTTTTACGCAAGGCTCCGTCATATTCGCAGGCTCGGGCGGCACGTTCTCAGAAGACAACACCAACTTCTTCTGGGACGACACCAATAACAAGCTTGGGATCGGCACGACCGTGCCGAAGCGTTCACTCCACGTCAACGATGGTGGCCCGGACGAACATTGCCGCGGCGCTGCTGCCTGGGGCGGTCGTGGCCCTCCTCAGCGGGTCGGCCTCCGGCACGTTACAAGGTGTCGCCGCGTCGACCGCTGATGCACATCGTCCAGGTCTCTACCTTCGCGGCATTCGTTCCGGCGGCACGCTCGACACACCAACGGCGGTTGCGACTGATTATCTCTGCTCGTTCTGGGAAGCGGAAGGCTACAACGGCAACGGCGCGTGTGCCAATCGCGAATATCGGCATGTTCGTCGAAGCGATATCCGGGTCGAATGTCAGCGGCTACATTCAATTTTCTCACAGCCACGCTCGGCGCGGCGGCCCGCAGAGCGACTGAGGATAGATGCCGTCGGCAATGTTGGCCTCGGCACGTCGGTCACATCGGCCGCGCGCCTGACACTGCGGTAGCACAGCGGCAACCTCTGCCACGAAAGCGTCGGGTAGTTGAGGATTCGGCCGGAACCGACATGTTCGCCGTGCGGACGATAGCTCGGTCGGTGTCGGGAAGAACGTCACCGTGACGACGAATACAAGTTCTTCTACGTCACGACCATGCCGACTTCGGAGGGCTGTCGACCGATCACGAACAACACGAACGGGATCACCGCGGCCGTTGGGTTTTTCGGAGGGGAGATCCGGTTTTCTCGGGTCGCAGGAATTTGAAAACGCGCGCGGAATAGGCGTCGATGCCGGATCGTCCAACACGAACACCATCAATTTCGTCACGGCCGTTTACGGTAACGCTCGCATCACATCCGCGTCAGGCCGAGCGGCTACACTCATCGGGGGACGATTCCAGGCTGATACGAGCGATGCGACTGAGGCACCGTGGACGGACGCTGGCGGCGGTTGCGTGCGACGTCGAAGCTCTCAACGGCCGGCGCGACGGTCACGAACGCCTACGGAATTGCAGGTCGCAGACCTGACCAACTCTGGGACGATCACGAATACCTATGGCGTCCACGTCGGCGACATCACAACGGGCACGCAGACCAATACGCCGTTTAGCTTCTACGCGTCCGATGCCAACGCGTTTAATTACTTTGGCTGGGCGCATCGGCGCGGGGTTGACCGCGCCAACGGCGGTCGTCCATCTCAACGCCGGCACCGCCGCGGCGAACACCGCTCCGCTCAAGTTCACACGGCCGGCACGAATCTCACAACCGCCGAAGCCGGGGCGATGGAATACAACGGGACGAACCTGTTCTTTACGCGCGCAGGGACAAGTGCGTGAGAATATGCTCGTGGCGATCGACAAGTAGCGGCGCCAGGGGCATCCATCGGCGTCGGGATCGTCAATTTCTATGGGGGCAACGCGTACGAACTTTCTTGGCGATCCGAAATCGCTGGCTGAGTGTCAACGTGCTAGGGCGCGACCTATAAAATTCCTCTTTACACGTAAAATGGTGTTTCATGCCTGAGATTCTTTCGCTGACTTCGCCTTTGGTGGTGCCGAGATCGGACGACATATCGCGTCGTTTCGGCTGGTGCTGGACTGGAGTGCCAGCGCAATTCAGGCGACACATGGTCGGGTCCGATAATGTGACGGTGTGTTGGGGCTGAATATTTAGGGGCGGAAGCCGTGGCGCTGACTGACGGTGTTGAACACGGCCAACCTGTCGACGTCGTCCCTGCATAAGCGAGTACTTCAAAAGCTAGTGACTGATGGGAAGTTGCCGGCGGGGACCGTCTCCGGCACTCCAGAATAGAGGATTTCATGGCAGTCTCGATAGCCGGAACGGTATGAACGAGGGCTGTGAGGAACGTGCTGGGCAACCAACTGATGCGCATCGTCTCGCTCGAAGCGCAAAAACGCGGCGCTGTGAGGACGAAAACGCGGAACTCCGCGATCAGGTCGCGGCCATGACGCCCAAGCCCGCAGATTCCCGCGCCAGTTCCAGACAACCTCAGGCGTCATAATCGCCAAGGACCACAACGATGGCTACACTCCGCACGCCGATGCCGACGCGCACGACGCCGCTGGTGGCGCCCAATCTGCCGCCTCTGACGCAGGCTCCTACCGCGCAGCCCGTGGTGCGCGTTTCAGGCGCCGGGACGCCTCGTCGCTGGCGAGCGATCCCGGCGTGCAGTTCCGGATGCAACAGGCTAATCTGCTGGTCGCGAGCGGAGCGCCGCGCAGCGCGTGGTACGCTGCTGTCTGGCGGCTTCCAGACGGAGCTTGCGAAGCTGAATCAGGGGCTCGCCTCGCAGGAATACGGCAATCTCTACGACCGCGCGCTGCGCACCTACGACACCAATCGCGAGACGACCGGGCAGAACTTCGGCCAGTCGCTCGCGAGTTGGCGCCGCAGCGCGACGTCTACGGAGACGCGCGCGATAGCGGCCATGCAGCAGGGCGGCGACACGCTCAACGCGAACAGCGGCGCCGATGATGCCTATGCCCGGCAGATGGGCGGACTACAACGCGGCGGTCCAGGCGCAGCGCGACGAGGCGGTTCCGGCCGCGATGCCGCGCGGTGTCGGCGGCGGCATGGGCGGCCGTCCGCTGGGCTCGTCTGGGATGAACCCGTCGTCGATGATCGACTATCGCGCCCAACCTACCGCAACTCTCGGCAAATGCCACGAGACAGCGTGAGATGATTCGCGCAGGGCCGGCCGTTCTCGTCCCTGCGGTCCTTTGTCGCGCGGTAAGGGGCTATGGCAAACACGTCCCACGACCTTGAACGCGTTCACCGGAGAAGAGATTCCGCCTATCTCCAGAAAGGGCGTGAACCGCATCACGGCAATCTGAACGACCCCTTCGAGAGCAAGGCGCAGCACAACTTCGCCGGGCCAGGTCCGGCGGCGCTGGCGGCGGCGCTCCGCAAGCAGGGACTCAGCTTCGCGAGTCTTGGTTTCGTGGCGGCGAATTGGCATCCGTCCGGGTGGCCGGCCATCGCTCAGCAGGAGCCGTCGCCGATTGCGGCGCCCGAGCCGGACATCATGCCTGAGCCAGGCGCCATCGCTCGCGGCCTGGAGCGGATCGAATGTGCCGCTCGACATCGTGGAGCAGGAATTGCGGCGATCTGCGCGATCGGCAGGCGGTCCAGCGTGCGGCGGCCATCGCCAACCAGCCTGACGTGTCGCCGAACGGGCGGGACATCGTTGCAGGGGCCGGACGGGTCGTATCAGACGTCCGGGCCGACCGGTGCGCCGGCCAATCGTCAGGCCATCGCGGCCCAGATGGCGCCTGGGCTGATCGCGCCGCCACCGCCTGAGAAGCCCGTCACGTTCGGTAATCCTGAGCCGGCGATGATAGACGGCAAGCGCGTCTTTGTGCGCCCAGGGTCTGACGGACGGATGTATGACATGGGGCGGCGGCGGTCGATCCAGCCACGCTGGCGCCGCCTGACGACAAGAACGCGCCGGCCAAGCCGATGGCGGTCCCTGTCGATGCGAGCGGTGCGCCGATCACGGGAGACGCGCTGCTGAAGACGTTGCCGTCCTCAAAGCAAAAACTCGTGACGGCCGTCCTGGAAGGTCGGCAGGCCATTCCATCCGGCGCGGCGCTGAAGGACCCTTACTGGAAAGACATCCTCGAAACGGCCAACGCCATCGATCCGAACTTCGACACGGTGAACTTCAATGCTCGCGCCAACACGCGAAAAGACTTCACGAGGCGGGAAAGGCGCGGCGCAAATCAACGCCATCAATACCGTCGTGGGGCATCTGCACGACTTGGCCGATACCGGCAAAGAGTTGGGCAATACGGGCCTCAATTGGGTGATCGCGTCTACAACCAACTGACGCCGGGCGGAACGAAGCGCGGCGTAGCGCTGAACAACTTCGAGACCCTGAAAGAAGGCGTCTCGACCGAACTGATGCGGACCTGGCGTCAGGTCGGCGCGGGGTCTGAGAAGTGAAATGCGAGGACTGGAAAGCCCAGCTCGAGGCGACGAAGTCCCCGGAAGAGTTGCGACGGCGCGTTCAAGACCATCGGCGGCATGCTGGAAAGCAAACTGTCGGCGCTCGACAGCCAATACAAGCAGGGCATGGGCACCGACAAGATCACGGCTATTTCGCCGGAATCACGCAAGCGTCTGGACGCGCTGCAGGGCATCACGGATGGTGCTGCACCGAAGGCTCCGGCGACGGGCGTGTCTGGTATCCCTGAAGGGACGCGCGTGCCGCTGCCTGGAGCGGTGGGTTTGCCGAGATGCGCACGGTCGGCTGATTCGTGTGGAGTAGATGCCGCAGAAACTTCCGGCCATCGGCGAGGACGTCACGCACCTGTTCGGTGGTGGCGGCGGAAGTCTGCCTGCCGTAGGAGATGACGTCACGCATCTCTTCACGGGCGCTGGTGGGCTCTACGACCCGAACCGCAAGCCGGCATCCACCGAGGACTACTATCAGGCGCCTCGCGATGTCAGCGTCGGCAACATGCTGTGGAACACGGCGAAGTCCATCCCGGCAGGCATCGTCGACACGGCCAAAACGCTCTACACCGACCAGCGGCCGGAAGACGTCGCGCTCGGGCCTGGGCGCGTGCTGGCGCCGCTCATCAGAGCCGCGGCGGCCGGTGCTTTATCGGAAGGCCGGAAGGTCATGTCGTCGAAGACTCTTCCGGAAACCATCGGGCACTCGCTGGCGGCCTCGATCCCGCTCATCGGTCCGGCCGCCGCTGATGCCGGCGAGGACATCGGATCTGGCGATCCCGAACGCATCGAACGCGGCGGCGGCAACGCGATCGGCCTGGTCGGGTCCATGCTCGCGCCGGCCGCAGCGGCCAAGGTCGCGCCGAAGGTCGCGCCGGCCTTGGCGACGATGGGCGAGCAGCTCGCGAGCAAGGGACGCAGCGTGGCGCGTGTCGCCGGACCCGTCGTGAAGGAAATCGCGAAAACCGCACCGTTAGAAATCGCCGCGAGTTATTTTGGCGCTCCCCACGGAGCTGGCGTCGTGGCGCGCGTGCTGCTGAAGCAAGTATTGGATGCCGCGAAGGCCGGGAAGGGCGCCGCCGCAGAGGCTGTGGCTGATGTGTCTCCGAACGCGGGCGGTCGTCTCGCCGCCGTCAAAGCGCCCACGCTGACCCAGGAGCTTACGGACGCGCTCGGCGAAGTCAGGCAGGCCGAACCGCCCGCCATCGTCACCACGCCCCCGCCAGCGTCATTGCCGCCTGGGTATACGCCGCGCTCGACCGTGCCCAAGCCGAAGATGGCGAAAGCGGCCATGCCGGAGTCGGCGCCGGCCGCCCGCCAGCGTCCGCCAGCGTCACCGCCGCCGAATGAAGGGCCACCGAAGCGGGCCTACTTCCTGAAGTCGCAGGATGAGATCGCGACTGCCGCCGAACCGATTGAAGCCGTCGCGCCGTCAGGATCGGTCAACGTCTCGGATCTGCCGGCGGCCTGGAAGTCGCACACGGGTCAGGACCTGTTCCCGGTGACGGGCGCGGAAGCGAAGGAAATCACCGCAGCGCTCCGGGCGGAAATCAAGGACCGCGGGATGACGGTCGGTCAGGCGATTGCGGCGGTGTCGAAGAACAAGGACATCCCCACGAAGCTGCGAGCGCAGATCATCCGGTCGTTCACTGCGAGCGCCAAGTGACCAGCGCAGTGCTGCCATGAAGGGATAGAGTGTAGCGCAGATGAGCCAAGGATACCTGATCGGGTTGCCCAGCGCGTGGTCGATGCCGATGGCCTGCCGCTCGCCGGTGGCCTGATTTATACCTGGGTCGCGGATGGCACGTTCACGACGCCGCTCACGACATGGAGCGATGCCGCCCTGACGTCGGCCAACACAAATCCCATCGAAGCGGACGCGTCCGGCTATTTCCGCGCGTTCGTCGCGGCGGGCACCAATCTGGACATTCAGGTCAAGAACTCAGCCGGCGTGCTGCAATACACGCTGTTGAGCCAAGAGCCGATGGTGAACGCGTCCGGCGGCGCGATCTCCGACGCGACGATTTCCAGCTCGACGCTCTCGCAAGGCAACATCTACGCGGACGTCAAGGTGCTGGCAGCCGATGCTACGGCCACATCCAGCGCGACCCTCGCCAACCTGACGGGCTTCTCGTGGACGCTCGTTGCGGCCGGGACCTATGCGTTCGTCGTGCGCGGCAAGGTCGGCATGACCACCAACGGCGGGCTCGCGGTGGCGTTCAAATACACCACGGCTACGCTCACGAGCATCGTGGTCAATGCGACTCAGCGGACGGCCTCAGCCTTCGCGCTCGCGCAGAGCACAACCACGACGGACCAGACGAAATTCATCAACCAGAAGGCCACGGCCTACATCGACGTCGAATTACAGGGCTCGCTCGTGGTCAACGTGGGCGGCACGTTGGCGGTGCAGTTCGCGCAGGAAACCTCGCATGCGGACACGACGACGGTCTATAAGGGCTTCGTTGGGTCCTTCGTGCGGACGTCGTAGAGGCAAGGACGTCGTAGGGCAAGGAGCACCACGTGACAAGCAAGAACCCCGGCTGGATCATCCGCGTCATTTCCGCAATTGCCGCGATCGTGAAGAAGAAGTCGGCCGGCGTGGACGAGGTTTGACATGATTATGCTGCTCGTAACGCTCATCGTCGCCTGCGTGCTCTACTGGTGCGTCCAGGCCATCCTCAGCGCGACCGGCATCGGCGATCCGGTGGCGACCGTTGTCAAGGTCGTCTTCGTGCTGCTGCTGGTGTTCTGGATCCTGTCGCAGTTTGGCTACGGCGTGCCGGGGCTGAGGCTGCGATAGGGCGATGACGGACGCGCCGGAGAGTGCCGATTTTCAAGAGCGACGGACGCTGTCGATTTGGGACCGTCTGGATGATCTCGGGCGCGAATGTCAGAGCGGGCACAAGCGGCTACGCACGCGATTGGAAGAACTCGAAAAACAGGCCGATGAACGAGACGAGCACCAGAGGGAACTGGCCGGACGCATCGACATCATCGAACGCACGCCGCCGGACGTCACGAAGCTGCGATTCTCAACCGGCGTCGTTGTCTCGATCGTCGTCGTTACGATCAGCATCGTCGGCACAGGCTATGGCGTCGGTAACATGGTCATGAGCCGCATCGGCGCATTCGAGGCGCGGATGGACCGACAGTCCGACGAAGACAAGACCGAACGAGCTAACGTCGAGAAGCGTCTGGAAGAACGCTATCTCAGGTCTGAGAAGCAATTCGAAGCCTTCGGCCGTCAGATGGAACTGATGAAATACGAACAGCAACGGTTGCGTGAGGACGTGACCAAAAAGAACGGGAGCACGCGATGAGCAACGGGGAAGTTTGTTGTATTTTGGCCGTCTGCTGCCCGCCGGGATCGGATGCGCAGCGTCAAGCCCTGGAGCACATGGTGCAGAAGGCGCGACCAGACGCCACGGAAGCCAAGGTCAAAGCGTGCGTGAGCCGCATCCTCAAGGAGCACGGCCAGTTCCGGACGGTGCAGAAAATCGTCCGAGAGTTCTGTGACTGAGCCCTGAATGCACGACCACGCGACCCTCATCGGCCACGTCTTTCTGTTCCTGACGACGGTCGCCGGGTTTGTGTTCGCGTGGTTGCGTGAGGGTCGTCAGCATCGCTGGCAGGTGGAAGAGTTCCGCAAGCTCAACGCGGAAGTGAAGAACGGGCACGCCAAGTGAGCCCGGATTCCATCTCCCTCCCCGCCGACACGACCAAGCAGCAGGACCTCGTCGTCGCTGGGCAGCGTCGGATCAACCTGATTTGGGAGTTCACCCAGGCGACGGTCACGGTGCTGATTACCGTCGCGGCCATCTATTGCGCGGTGCAGAAGGTGGACGCGGACGTGCTAAACTTCGCCTTCGTGGCCGTGATTTCGACCTACTACGCTCGGACCAACCATACGAAAATCGGAGGCGTCGGTGCGGCTGACGTGGGCCGATGAGCATTGACGCGCGCATGGAAGCCATGCCCCATGACTGGCGTTATCGCTGGTGCGAGGCTGAATTCTGTGCCTGTCTCGGCGCGGCGAACTGCTCTGGAAGGTTGCTCGCGGACGGCGTAACGAAGACAGCATGGTCCGAATGGGTCGCCGCTCATCCGCAGGAGCCGGCTGCGGTATATCGAACGTGCGGCGAGACGCACGATAGGCCGGCGCCGACAGATCCGGGACGGTGGCGATGACGCCTGACCTCACCACCGCCCTCGCCGCCCTGACCACCATCGCGCAGTTCGACGTCGCGGCCGTGACGGTGAAGAAAGGCCGCGGCGAATACGTGCCGGTCGGGCACTGCGCCTACCTGCGCGAAGTGGCGCGCAAGGCCCTCGGCTTGCCGCTGCTGGATTCGGGGAAGTCGTGAGAATGGCGGAGAAGGATGGAATCGAACCACCGTGTTCGCCTTCAAAGGGCGACGTCCTACCGCTGAACGACTTCCCCGTAGTGAATGGTTGGGGCAGAGGGAATCGAACCCCCGATCTTTCGCTCCCAAAGCGAACGCCTAACCTCTCGGCCATACCCCAGTTGGGTTGGTCGGCGGGAATCGAACCCGTCTACGCCGCAGTCACAGTGCGGCCCGCATCCATTGCGGATCGACCAAAGCTAAAGAGAAGCGGTGCCGACAAGAACGAGGGCGCGACAACTACCAATGTAGTCGCGCCGAGCATTCGGCACCGCAATCACGGGCGATGTGGAGGTTGGATGGAGGCCCCGGCCGGAGTTGAACCGACAACCGTCTGCTTACAAGGCAGCTGCTCTGCCGCATTTGAGCTACGGAGCCGGATTGTCGTGCCGTCGCGATCCATGTCGGGTATCCTAGCACAACAGCCATGACCATCAAAACCATCGACTGGAGCTACTACAAAGGCCCCGTCCCCGGCTACGGCGCGTGCCGTGCCGTCCCAGGCGAATACGCCTGCCTGCTGCCGGATCGCTACGTCGAATCGAGCTTCAGCGGCTTCACGTTCCAGAACCCGATCGCCGAGAACGTCATCTTCATCCGCATTCCGCACACGCCCGGCGACGGCCGCATCGTGGGTGGCGGCCACACGAGCGACCAGACGCTTGAGTGGGACGTCAACCATTGGGCCGTGCGCGGGACGTTCTACGGGCCGAATGCGGCCATCTACGGGGCGGCTGACGCGCTGGTGGCTGTCTCGAGCCGCGCTGACTATCAGGTGACGGACGGCTGGCGCTATCTCGACGTCACAGGCACGCTGGTGGACTGCCAGAGCACCTACGCGGACAAGGCGCGCGGCCTCTACGAATACACCGCGTGGCCGGACGTGGCGATCGGCCAGGGTGGGAAGCCCGACATGGGCGCCGTCGTCAGCTTCCCCGGCGAGAAGCTGCGCCGACTCGACCCGCGCCCCGTCGGTGAACGGACCTATCCGTTCCAAGCCCGCTTCATGCACTCAGACCGCGACGGCGACAACTTCGGCATTGCGATCGTTGACCTGGGCGCCCGCAAGACCTACTTCATCTGGGCCACGCTCGCGGAGCTGCGCGCCCTGCCGTTCGTCACCGATGCGCCGACGCCGATTCCTGTTCCACCCGTGCCTGTTCCACCGAAACCGCCCACACCGGAGCCACCCGTCATGGACTATCTCGCCATCATCACGCGCGTCCGCGCCAAGTATCCGACGCCGCTGGGCGCTCGCCATTGGGAATTCCTGGTCGATGTCGCGCAGCAGACGGTGACGCAGCTCTATCGCAAGGAGGACGACAACAGCGTCAAGATCCCAGCGCTTGGCGTCAGAGTCAGCCTGGACATCATCGGCCGCGGCACGCTGGGCAATCAGTGGGCCGACATCCTCGCCAACTCAGAGGGCACAGCCGATCCGGTGTTCCAGTTGAAGGACACGCCGGCCCTGGGTGAGTATGTGGACGTCTCTGGAGTCGCGCTTCCGGGCCAGCCTCTGCCTGGACCTGCGCCGGGACCGACGCCAACCCCTGGCCCTGTTCCCTCACCGGACGTGATCGCGAGCATCCTCGCGCGGCTGGACGCCCTGGAAGGACCGCGCGCCGTCACCATTCAGACGAACGATGGCACGCACTACCTCTGCGCAGAAGGCGCGGGCGGTGGCGAAGTCAACGCGACTCGGACAGCGGTCGGCGGATGGGAAGTATTCACCATCGCGAGGGCGAAGTGAATCCCTTCCTCGAAAAGCTGCTCGGCGCCGTCGTCCGCACCGCCATCGTGTGGATCTCAGCTAAGTTCGGCGCGAGCCTCAGCGATGATGAAGTCGTGAAACTGACCGCCGAGATCGTGCCGGTCGTGCTGGTCCTCGGCTGGTCGTTCTACCAGAAGTTCCGAGAACGGCAGAAGCTGCTCACCGCGCAGTCGATGGGTAAGGGCGTGACCGAGCACGAGGTGGAAGCGGAGATCCGGGCCGGCAATGCGCCGGCTGTCGCGACTCCGAAGGATATGGTGCCGGTCTAGTCGCCCTTCGTCTGCGGATCGACCGGCGATCCTGGCTGGGAGGGGGAGGCGAGGGCGGCATCAGCCTGATTCAGAGCCGCGCGCAATCGAACAGCCAACGGTGAGAGCTGCCAGTCCGTATCCTCAACGGCGGCCAAGATCCCTGTCAGCGCCTCCCGCATCCGCGCGTGCGCCGCATGCAGGGTGGAGAGTTCGGCGCGAAGAGACGCTTCTCTGGCGGAGCCGTTCTCATGTGACCCTTCCGACGACTGGACACGCGCGGGGAGCGCCTGCTGCTGACCGAGCCGATGACCGCAGAGCACGCACTCGTAGCCGTGCTGGTCGTTCCATGAATCGACGCAGTTGACACGCTCGGACTCAGGAACAAAGACCGCCGATGACGGCATCACGTCGTTAGGCCAGTAGTGCGTGCAGGAGCATCCCGATCGCGCGCATCGCTTCGGCTCGCTCGGATGGTGATGGTCGATCGGATGCCCGCAACAGCAGTCAGGCCACGACACGACGCCGAGAGTGGAGTGGTTGTCGGATCTCATAACTACATCTTTCCGGCTGTTTTGTCCTGTGAACTCAATTCGATCATCGACGTGAGTTTTGGCCCACTCGACAAGCTCCTGACCAGTTGGAGACGAGAGGAGGTCAACCGCAGCCTTCAGCCGATCCCGTTCCTTCACCGCCTCATCCCGTTCGGCTTGCAGGGTGGCAATCCCAGAGGCTAAGTTGTTACGGCATTCCTCGCTTGTTGCGAGCCTGCGCTCAGACAGATCGAGCTGAGCTTGCAGGGCGGCGCGTTGGGATTCGGCCTCCCGCAACTGGCTGATCCTCGAAGCAATCTCAACGCCGGGCGTCTCTACCGACAGTCCCAGCTTGGCGACGATCAAGCCGTGCGCCGCCTCCGCTCGTGCCCGTGCCTGCTCGGACTGCTCCAGGGCGGCCTTCAAGGCATCGACCTGATCCCAAACCGTAGGAACCGATTGCTCCTTGGCGCCCGTCTCCGTGCCCGCCTCGGACGGGACGCGCGACTCGCCAGACGGGGGAGCGGGCCACCAGTGCGGATTGCCACAGGCTGGGCAGCGCCAGTATTCGATCCCGTTAGCTGTGTGCTCGTAGCGCAGCGCGCCGCCGCAGCCGGCCGATTCCAAGCCGATGCGAGCGCCGCCACAGAACGCGGCAGACCGGCTCCCCTGCGCCTCCCCCGACACGGCAGGAGCGGACACGGACAGCGCCAGATTGCAAATATCGATCAGGGCTTTCCGGTAGACGTGAGCCTGAGCGTAGGGATCGGACTGCGCCGTCATCGCCAAGGCGGCGATCTCCTGAATCACGGTCTGTTCCTTCATCGGCTTATCCTCTGCCACCAGAACGCTAAGGGCGACCAGTAGCGCAGCCAGAACCACCAGCCGCCGAGCGTGCGTGGCCTCAATCCGAGCGCGATCCGCTGCTGTTCCTTCATCGGCTATCTCTCCTCTGCGTCGGGGGGAGCGGTGGCGCGGGACGACGTGCGCTGGACTTCGGCCGCGATAGCACGGGCGACCATAACGGCCTGCGCGATGATGTCTTGATCGCCTTGGGAGAGCATCCCGCCGTTACCGTCAAGCAGTCGATGTGTGGTCCGACTTCGGCCAGCCTCAACGAACGGGTTACCGCTCAGCAGATTCCCCGCGATCCGCATAACCGTGCTGTCGTAGTTCTTCCGTTGCGTCCGCGTCGTCTGGTCCTGACTCATGGCTACCACGCCTCCGTTTCGCCGAGTGACGCAGCGGTTTCGATACGTTCCGGACAGGCCGCGATGTCGCAGAATGCACATTCTCGCTGCGATGGCGTGCGCGTCGGCGCGACCGGTAAGCCGATCATCTTCATCGTTCCGGAAATGGATGCTCGGGCCTTTTCGTCCAAGCGCGCCAACGGCACATGCGCACTCGACCCGCGGTATTCAACCTCTCCGGACAGTTCGCCGTTGATGCACTGCATCACGCCTGCGATGGGCAGCGCGAACATGTAGAGCAGAACCTGCCACTCATCGGACGGCTTCGGAGAACCGGACTTCTCGTCAATCACTAGCGCGCGAACGGTCGCATCGTGATAGGCGACGATATCAGGCTTGCCGGCGAGTGTCGCGGTCTTGCCTTGCAACTTGAACGCGTTGGCCTCTTCGACATGGACGCGCCAGCCGTTTATCTTGAGTTCATCGACGCGTCGACTCGTCATCTGATCGTGTTCGGAATTCCAAGCCGACAGGTCGCCACCTTCCCGCTCGCGCTTCGCGTATCGGTAGCGCGACCGATACCAAGCCCGCCACTGGCAGGCGTCTATGCCGGACAGCAGGCCGGTAATCCACGTGACCCATACGTAGGGTTTGCCGTTGCGTGGGCTATCGAGGCTCATGCCGTCGTCTCAACCACTTCGACCGCATCGCCCAATTCCAGCAATTCGCCGTCCTCGAACAACTCAAGGTCTACGATGCTCTGCGAGTAGGGCGGGAACGAGTTGGACGCCTCGCAGACTTGCAACTGCTCCAGCCACGTCCGCCACAGCCTCGCGCCGAGTTCGATGGTCTGCTCGGTCAGACGGTAGACCGTGACGACATGCGGCGGGGCCTGCTCGACGGCGACGATGTAGCTCTGCGTCACGGGCGGCAGGCCGGCCAGCGCAACGCCCGTTTCGTAGTAGCTCATTTGCGAGTGATAGGCGAAGCGACGGACCTTGAACGGGAAGAACCGAGGGTCGCTCGTCTCGCCGGTCTTCAGGTCTGTCAGAAACCCATCGCCGCGGACGTCCGGTGTGCCTCGGCATGCCCGGCCGTTGAAGTCCCAGTAGATGGTCTCCTGTCGCACGCCTTTGAGCAGCCGCATCGCGTCGGGACATTTGTTGACGGCCTCTGCGATCCCGAGTGCGAGCGCGCCCTCCTTCTGCGTCACGATGCACGCGTCTGGATGCTTCGCTGCGAACGCTTCGTATTCCTTGCCGCGCCGGACAGGGCCAGGATAGGCGATTACCGCGCCGCCCAGCAGCAGCCGGTCAGCGGCCGTCCCGGTCTCCATCGCTCCGGTAGGCGTCGGCACATACGCGGCGTAGTGGGCCGGCGACTTACCCATCAGCTTGAGACGCGAGAAGCGGAGCGGGTCGGTGTTGTGGATGCGCATTTACCCTTCCTCCCCTGGCTCGCGTTCCTCGGACGGTGCGGGATCTGGCGTTGGCTCCGCGCCGTTACGCCCCTTCGGCTTGATCGGCCGGATACGGATGCACTCGACCGTCTGCGAGCCGAACGTGGTGGTTGTCGGGTAGAGCGTGATGGCCTTGCCGATCCATAGACCCGTATCGAACCCGCCGTAGAGTCCCGCGATGATACGCGCATTCGTGATGTTCAGGGCCAGTGCCTTCTCTTTGCCCTTGAACCGCACGACCGGCTTTTTATTGCTCTTCCCGCCCGTTCCGACGAGCGTCCCACCCTTGACCGACTCGATTACGACCGTGACGTCCTTCCCCTGGAGATCGAACGCGTAGAGGTATTCCTTGTCGTAGAGTGTGCGCACGTCCATGTGTTCGCTCCTGTGCAATGGGCGACCGTAGCCGCCCGTGTGTTACCCGGCCGTCGACCGACAATCCGCGTCACTTCGTCCGATGGGTCCGACCGCTGCGCTGTCGCCAGAATCCGCTCCGCCGCCTGTTGCAGCGCGGAGCGGCAGGCGCGCACGGCATCCTGCGCGGACAGCTCGCGCATCACGCGATCCTGCACGGCCATGTGCCGGACGTGCGAAGCGTCGATGTCGTCGCCGCCGGGGCTACCGTGAGGCTGCTGAAAAGGATCGTGCGTGGCTTTCAGCGCGGAGCGGCAGGCGCGGATCGTGTCGTCGTCGGACAGCTCAGGCTCCAACTCGCGCAGCGCCGCGTCGATACCGACGACATGCGCCCGTTGCAGGGCAGTTTGCGCGCCGACGGCCATCAGTGCGGCGGACCGGCAGTGGTCTGGAAATACCTGAGCAGCAGCCCATAACTGCCGCCGCAGCAGATCGGCGGTCACTGCGCGGGCTCCGTCTCGACCGGCTTCGGCTTGTTCGGGCCGCGCTGGCGCGTCCTGGGCTTGTCGGCAGGCGCGGTCTCGACGCCGCGGTGCAGCACGTAGCTCCGCATGCCTTCCAACTTGTTGATTTCCTTCTGGTGGCTCGCAATGTCCGCGTCGATGCGCGCCACGACCAACGATACAGCGCTCGGTTTTGCCATGATGTCTCCTGATGAAAATTAAGTGGACAGCGACCGGAATCGAACCGGCGACCTCGCCCGGCATAGAGCCGGCGACATTGCGCGCTCTGCCTCTGAGCTACGCTGTCCATGCGTTACGTTAAGCCTGAGTCGAATACTGGCACTCAGTCGCCAGCACAACGCGGCCATTGTCCAAACTGATAATGGTCCGGTGCGGTTCTTCGGCGTCGTCTCGCACGACAGTGCCCATCACCGACCGAGACGCATCGAAGTGAAAACACACCTTGACGCGCTTCCCCAAGTGCGAGCCCTGCTTGGGCCACTCGCTGATACTGATGTTCTTGATGCAGCCCATTTGCTCGCCTCCTACGAAAACGTTCCGCCCCGCTGGTGTTCCAAGCCACACCGCAGGATTGCGGCGGCGCGGTCCTCTTGTGCCGCGCGACGGGGCGGAAACTTGATTTATTCCCAGCGATCGATTCGATACGCTGATGTCACGCCATCGATCGTCACGCGCAACTGAACGCCCGCGTCTTTGTCGGATGAGATCCGCAGGGCCGTTGCGCCAGCATGGTCGCCGTGGCTCACGAGATTCTGTGACCGCGAATGCGCCTCCACCACCGCACGGACGCTGTGAAGGTCTGACTTCAAGCACTCCGGAAACAGCGCAGACCCCGCGTTTCGCGTTTCCTTGGCGCCTTCCAAGAACACCAGCACACTCGCGCCAAAGTGAGCGGACTTCGTTCCGTTCCATTCGTGTGGCGATCGGCTCAAGCCGATGACGGACACCCACGCGTTTGGGGCCAAGCCATACTGCGCGGCGGTCGATCCGCCATGCCAGACATACCAGCACACCGGGTTTCTCGCATCGTCTCTGTCCCACTGCATGATCGGCTGCGCATCAGCGTGCTCAGCGGTCGTCAGTGTCACGTAGTTGCCGAGCGCAGGCGCAAGAGCCTGCAACGCCTTCGCGCGCGGTAAGACGTCGCGCTGAAACACTGCCCACGACATCGCGCGCGTGGGCACGGACAGCGAGACATCGGCGGCGGTCCCCTTCGGCTTCAAGTGGCCGAACACACCGCCAGTCTTGACACCCTCCGATGACGGCGACGGCGTCCAAAAGGTCTGCACTTCATCGAACCGAGCGAACCGGCGCACCAGCGCACGCGCGATGCCGAGCTGTTCGACAATCTTCTCGGCCTGCGCGATCGTGCCCGCTGACGGCGCCGCCTGCGGACGCTGGTAGCGCAGCGGGTGCATCTTGTCGGCAAACCGCCGAGCAACGGCGTCGAAGGCAGACCCGTTCGACAAATCGTCCAGCAGCGTCCCGATCATACCCGAGCGCGGATGACAGAATCCTGCCGGTGCGCTACCGATGGCACGCCAGACGAGATTACTTGTCGTGCGACCCCTCGTGTCACGCTTTGCCACGGCCAGATCGCGGAGCCACGTCGCCGCCCCGAGCAACTTCTCTGATCGATACAGCGCGTCTGAGTCAAGCAGGTTGACGGCGGCATTGAGCACATCCACCGACCACTCTCCGAGCGCGGTCATCACTGTCGCGTAATCCTGCCGACGTTCGGCCATCTCCTGGCCAGGCGTCAACACACGTGACCGACGCGGCAACGGCTTGGCGAGCGTGACCGCGAAATGTCGCCACGGACCCGTCACCGGCTTGCCCCACACGGAGTCTTTGGACAGGAACACGCCCGTAACCTTGGCTGCGCGCACACGCGCCCGCAATTCGGTGATCGGTGCGGCGTACTCGGCGGACCACTCTGCGCCATCAGGCCAGAACACCGACTCAGTCACGCCCTGCGCATCGATTGTCACGAGCCCGCCGTAGCTCTCCACGAACGACTTGCACGCAGAACAAGTGTGGTGCTGTCGGAGTGATGCCGGAAACATCCGCAGGTAGTCATCGAACAAATCAGCAGCATCTGTCGTGAACACCGGACCCGACGCGATGCGCGCGAGCGCGGACTCGTTGAAATGCGCCAGCACGGCGCGATAGTCATCGTCTGCCACATTGCCGTCCACCGTCGATGAGTGCGCGCTTCGTATCTTGGTGCGTGCCATTGGTTTCTCCATTTGCTCTTTTTAAGAAATCTGAATCCCGCGCCGCCTCGGCTTCCGGCGCATCCGTGCGAGCACCGCCTCGTAACCGTCGCGCCGCAGGTTGTCCCATAATTGCAGCGACCAGAGCCACCGAACCAGATGCACCCGATGCGGCGTTTGCAGGCGCGCGATGCGGTCGATGAGCGCCGGGCCGGTCGTCTCGTCGCATCTCGGGGCGCGGGGGCCGAGGAGCCTCATCGCCACTCACCAGACGCAATCATTTGCGCTCGTTTCTCGTTGACGATCTTGATCGCGTGCATCGTGTCTGATGCCCACACCGTTCCATGCAAACAGTCGGGAATGTTTTTACCGACATAGGCCGGCGCTTCGCTTCGCTTCCAAATGCGCATAGTGCCTGCCAATTCGTATCCGCTGATAGTCCACTTCTCGCAACGCTCAACCGAGCCGTCTTTGAGCATGTTGACGAGATACGGACTGCGGCCGGCGTTCAAATCGTCAACGACTGGATCGATCGACCACTCGGAAACGGTGGCATCAGACCCGATAGCCTCGGCAACAAGGCGGGCGTTGGCCTCAGTCGAGAACACGCCGACAACCCTGTAGTCTGAATACTCGCCTTGCTCGATAGCCCAAACCGTGCTCATGTCGGCCACCCTTCCCGCTCAATGCAGCTCGGACAAATGCCGTGGCTCGCGTTCCGGTTCGCCGGATGGTCACGATTGAAACCGGGATGCCAGGCGCAGACGAACCAGCTCCCATCCTGCTCGAACGTGAACGGCGCGGACATCCCGTAGACCGCGCGCCAATGATCCGGCGCCATGATGCGCCGGCACGCGTCACACGTCGCCTCTGCACCGAAGCGCGGGCCGTCCTCGACGTCGGCGCCGCAGGAGTAGCAGATGGCCGGCTGTTCGGTTCTCATGGCAGCACAGGCGCCTGCGGATAGTGCGCGCGTACGATATCGGCGCAGGCCTTGAGCGCTTTAGATCTGGCGTCGGCGGCGTAGGCGGCGGCGGCGGCGGCGGCGGCGGCGTAGGCGGCGGCGTCGGCGGCGTCGGCGGCGTCGGCGGCGTAGGCGGCGGCGGCGGCGGCGGCGGCGGCGGCTCGTCGCGCTTCGCGCACCTCGCCTATCGTGGCCTCTCCGCGTGCCCACCGCTCGGCCGTCTCGATGCAGCGCAACGGCCGTTCCTCGCCAGACCGCACAAAAGGCAGCGCCGTGCGAGCACAGGCACACGCGCACAGCACAAGCCGCTTGCGGTCCTCGCTCTCCGGCGCTCCACTCACGCGCCCGAGCAGCCAGAGCATCCAATCGCCGCGATCGCAGGCGGACCATGCCGCGTCGAGCGAGTCGTAGCCACGCGCCATGCTAGCGCTTCGCTGCACGCGCGCAGTTTCCCGAGTCCGTCCGTCCAGGTCGTTGCTGTCTGTGTCATGTCAGTGATTCTCCGCAAATCCGCCCGCCCACGAATCGTCCGTGTCGCCCGGCTCGTAGTTGTCCCAATCGACGATATCGGCATCGCAGATCGGGCAGCAGTTGTCGTCGCAGTCCAGATCGCGGAGGTCGCGCAAGCATTCGGGGCAGTGGGTCAAAAGCTTCATGTGCCTATCCTCGCATTTCCGCGCGCAGACGTCAAGAGAAAAACGAAACTATTTTGCGCGTGCCTTCCAGAGCCGAATCTGAGAGACGATGAACCGCCACAGCGCGTCCGCTTCCTTGGCGTTCTCGACCGATACGCGCTCAGTCTGCCCGTTCCGCTTGTATTTCTGTGTCGTGGGGTCGTAACGCATCGCCTGGACGCTGACCCGTGTGCCGTCGGTGAGGTATCGCATATTCAGCTACTATACGGATTCTGCGCGAAATAGCAAGCGTGCTTTTCCTGTTGCGTTCTGCGCGTGGTTGTGGGAGGATGGCGCATGGCTTATCAAGAAGCGTTAGAGGCGGCTGGCGCTACGGTTCACCGTTTTGAGCAGTTCGGCAGCTATCAGGGCGACTGGTGGGCGCTGGTCACGGTCAACGGGCAGACCGGGTGGATTCACGGCAGCTACGGCTCGTGTTCTGGCTGCGATGCGTTCGAGGCCGAATTCGGCTACGGCGAAGAAGATGAGTGCGAGGCTCACCGCTTCAAGGGTCATCAACCAAAGTGCGCCGACTGCCGAGCGAGCAAAGCTGGATACGCTGCCAAGCTGCGACGTTCGGTGCCGGATATCTGGACGCCATCGTGCCACAGGAAGAGGCTGAGGCAGAAGCGGCCCGCAACCTGGATTGGGACTCTGACGCTCAGGCCATGCTCGACTACATCAAGGCTAACGCCCCTGCGAAGGACTAGCGCCCATGCACATCACCAAGCGCCTGAGCGTCGAAGGGCCGGACATCAACGGTATCTACGACATCGAAATGCGCTGCGACTGTCCGAGCTGCTACGAGCGCATCACCCGCGCCGAGGCCGACGCGCTCATCGCGGCGTTGCAGCCGAAGCGCGACGAGCCTGTCGATTGGCCTGTCGTTTGGTGGATGGCTCCGTGCACAGGCCCCTACACTGAACCGTGCCTGACCTTCTACGACAGGGACGTGTCGGAGCACAACCTACGTCTCTACCAATGGTGTCCGCGCTGCCTGTCTGAACTGAGCATCAGACTCGGTGGGGAGGACGACAGACTCGGCTGTGCGGCTACCGGAACGTCCCCCACTTGTCAAAGCCAAGGAGTAGCCCATGAGCCACAACCACGACGGCGACGGACTCACATCGGCCGAAATCGGTCAGGACATCGCCGCATGGGCCTTCCTGAGACGCGGCGATCATTCTGAGATTCATCTGTCGCGGCTTGAACTGGCCGCCATGTTGGCGCTCGCGGCAGAGACGGCCATCAACCCTGAACTGCGCTCGCGCGTTCGCAACGCTCAGTCTCCGAAAGAGCGACAGGACCAGCACCTCTCCACCTTCGGGCGCGGCGGGACGGAGGGGCGGTGAGCGGCGGCTACAACGAGTATGGCGTCCTGCTCGCTTGGGCGCACTTCCGCGCAGTAGAGCGTGCCAATGCGCAGGCCATTGCGAGAAATGGGCCGCTGGATGACGAGCGGTGGTGGCACGCGTATCATCGCGAGTATTTCTCACGGACGCGGCCATGACCGACCTCACCGCCCCCTGCGGCCTGACGCTCGTCCGCTACGATGAGGACGCGTGGCGCGACGAACTGACCGAGGCGCGACGAGAGGCGGCCATCCTGCGCGGCCTATTTGTCGCGTGCTTCGATGCGGCGGTAAAGCTGCAACGCGAGAACGATGCGCTGCGGCGGCAATGCGCCGAGTTGCACGAGGAGCGCGGACGGATCGCGCGGCAACTGTTCGGATGGACGCCGAGCCATGAGGTGGGAGAGATAAATGAGTAGCTACGCTGAGTTTCTACAACGCAAAACGTCAACTCGGCGGCCGTCACGGTTTCTCGCCGCTCTGGATGCCGGAGTTCCTATTCGATTTCCAATCGTCGCTCGTCGATTGGTCTACGTGGAAGGGTCGAGCCGCGCTGTTCTGCGATTGCGGCATGGGTAAGACGCCGATGCAACTGGTGTGGGCGCAGAACGTGGTGATGCACACGAACCGCCCCGTGCTCATCGTGGCCCCGCTCGCCGCGTCAACGCAGACCGTGCGCGAGGCGGCCAAATTTGGCATCGACTGCGAGCGCAGCAGCACGGGACATCACGCCGACGGTGCGCGTATCATCGTGACCAACTACGAGCGGCTGCATCTCTTCGATGCTTCGCGCTATGCCGGCATGGTGTGCGACGAGTCGAGCATCCTGAAAAACTTCGACGGTGTAACAAAAGCGACCGTCACGGAGTTCATGCGTCTTATGCCCTATCGCTTGCTATGCACGGCGACGGCCGCGCCGAACGACTACATCGAACTCGGCACGTCATCTGAGGCCCTGGGCGAGATGGGACACGTGGACATGCTTGGGCGATTCTTCAAGAACGACGAGTCGTCACTCGCGCCGCTGTCGCACGGCGCGAAATGGCGCTTCAAGCCGCACGCCGAGCGGCCGTTCTGGCAGTGGATGTCCACATGGGCACGCGCGGCGCGCAAACCATCCGACGTTGGGCCGTTCGATGATGCGAGGCTCAGCCTGCCGGCGCTACACGAGCGCGTCGTGACGGTCGAAGCTTCCAGGCCGATGCCGGGGCATCTCTTCGTGACGGCGGCTCGCACATTGCCAGAACAGCGGCTCGAGCGACGGTCCACGCTCAAGGAGCGGTGCGAGGCGGTTGAGCGCGCCGCCGAAGGATCCGACAAGTTCGTCGCGTGGTGTCACCTCAACGACGAGGCTGACCTATTGGAACATCTGATTCCAGGGTCCAATCAGGTCAGCGGGTCCATGTCTGACGAGCGCAAGCTAGACCTGTTCGATGCGTTCACGGCCGGGCACCTGCGCGTGCTCATCACGAAGCCGAAGATCGGCGCGTTCGGCCTGAACTGGCAGCACTGCGCCAATCTCAGCATGTTCCCGTCCCATTCCTACGAACAGTATTACCAGGCCGTGCGCCGCTGCTGGCGCTACGGTCAGACCCGCGACGTCACCGTCCACGTCATCACGACACAAGGCGAGGGCAACGTGCTGGCAAACCTCCAGCGCAAAGCCGCCGCCGCCGACCAAATGTTCGCCATCATGGCCGAGGAGATGCGCAATGCAACCGACGAATCAGACCGATCTCTACAGCTTGTATCACGGTGATTGCTGCGAGGTGCTGCCGACGCTTGCGGACGATTCCGCCCACCTGAGCGTCTACAGCCCGCCGTTCTGCGGCCTCTACCACTACTCATCGAGCGAGCGCGACATGAGCAACTGCCGCTCGCGCGACGAGTTTTTGCAGCACTACAACTTTCTCGTCGAGCAGATTGCGCGCGTCACCATGCCTGGCCGGCTGACGGCGGTCCACTGCATGGACGTGCCGACGGGTGGCGGCATCCTCTACGACCTTCCCGGCGATATTGTGCGCCTGCACGAAGCGCAGGGCATGCGCTACATCGCCCGGCACGCCATCTGGAAAGAACCGCTCGGCGTGCGGATGCGGACGATGGCGAAGGGCCTCGCGCACAAGCAAATTGTCGAGGACTCGGCGTATTGCGACGTGGCCGGCGCCGACTACCTGCTGCTGTTCCGCAAGCGCGGCGACAACCCGATATCCGATTGCCCATCCCGAGGGATTGCAGCCTACGCGGGCGAACGGAAGATTCCCGAGGAGCTGCACGGCTACCGCGGCTGGCAGGGCAAGCAGACCGAGAATCGCACTCGCATTGGATCTGGCGGCAGTATGCGTCGGCGTTTTGGACGACATCCGCATCGAACGCGTCGTGCCGTTCGAGAAGGCCGCGATCCTGACGACGAGAAGCACGTCCACCCGCTGCAACTGGACGTCATCGAGCGTGTCGTGGTCCTGCGCAGCAATCCAGGCGAGACGGTCCTGACTCCGTTTATGGGCGTCGGATCGGAAATCTACGGTGCCCTCTTGAACGGGCGGCAAGGGCATCGGGGTGGAGCTGAAAGCGTCCTACTACAAGCAGGCCTCAAAAACGTCGGCGCGGCTTGTCATCGAGCGCGACCGTGAGCAAGCGCCGCTGTTTGCGGAGTCCACCGATGCGCTGTGAAATTGCCATCGACGACCTACCGCCTACGCACTTCGTGGTCATTGACGATAGCGACGACTTCGGAGATGAGAAGCATATCTGCAAGGACTGCGCTGGTTGGTATTCGGACGCGCGAGAGGTGACAGCATGAAGAAACCGCACGGCCCCATCGAAACGAAAGCCGCGGGACCTTCCGTCCGCTGCCCCGCGAATGTGGACGCCGTCCCGACACGCACGAGCGAGAGCGGCGGCGTGACGAGGCTGACGTGTCCAGCCTGCGGCTGGAGCGAGCGGTATCATCGTGGTGGACGCGTATGACCTGGGTTCATCAGTGCCCGCGCTGGCGGCGTCCCCTCGCTGCCCCTCATCGTCCGAGCACAAGCCGGTCTGCAAGCACGAGTAACCACGACGAGAAGGACTGCGGCGTGTGCGGGAACTGCCGAACGGATGCAGCCGGATGATCCGAGGCGCATATGAATCCGCACCCTCCTCCTCATCGCCGTCTCCTGGACCGCCTCTCCTGCGCGCTGCTCGGCGTGTGGATCGGGTCTGCGCGCGTGGGCGGGAAGGGGTGGACGATGAGCGATGGCACTCGTCGTGATTCGCCGCGGTATTGCCAGAGGTAATCGGTTTCGGTGTCGAGCGGTCACAAGGACGGCGGTTCGGCGAGGTTCGCTACCGCGTGATTCGGCGCGCGCGACAAAAGCGGACTTCTTCTCAACGCGCGAAACTCGACGATGTTGAGCGCCGCAACATCGAAGCGGCCAGCATACCTACTTCTATTGGTGCAGGCCGATTAATGGGCGCCCGCGGTCGCTTCGCCCGCTTCGCCAAGGTGCGACCGATGAGGGCCTGTTCTACGCCGTAGATCCAGGCACGATTCAGTCCGCGCTGGTCCGTGTGGTCTGTCGTCGGCCCTAGCATGGTCGTGATGGAGTCGCGCACGGCTCTGAACGGCGACATATCCTTGACCGACTACGTCACGTGCCCACCGGACGCGACACTTGTCATCGAGCAGATTCAGTCGATGGGCATGCGGTCGACAGGAAGTGTTCAGCACTGTCTGGTGGGCCGGCCGTTTCTACGAGGCGTGGCCGAACGCGCAACGCTTCCAGTTGCCGCGGAGACCGATCAATTGCACCTGTGCGGCAACATGCAGGCGAAGGACAGCAACGTGCGGCAGGCGTTGCGATCGATCGTTCGGCGGTTCCGATGCGATCGGCGTCAAGGCCGGAAAGGGCCACTCTATTGGGCTCAAGGGCCACGAGTCGCGGCGCTGGCCGTCGCGGTCACGTGGATTGAACGCGAACCGACAACCGAAAGGACACGCGCTGAAAAAACAGGTAGAGATTTGCTGCAAGGCCCGACGTGCAACGGCCGCAGCGCCACCGACCTCGAAGCGTCTATGATCACGCAGCTCCCTAACATCACCGCCGAGATGCGCGACGAGGCGCCGAGAAGTTCGCCCGCTGCGCCATCACGAAGCAACTCGCCGTCACGGCGCACACGTTTGCCGGCGTCACGTTCCGCGCGAATGACGCTCTTCAGCGGTTCGAAATGCGACTGTTTGTGCGGCTGGTCGCGTGTCTACGGAACGGGTCGGCGGTAGGTCCCATGCGACGCGCACGACGACTCAAGAAGGCGATGTGCGGCCGAAGACAGGCCAGGAATGGCAGCCTCAGCGACGGACGCGAGCTCGGGACCCGCTTCTCACGCCGCTACAAGCGCTGGGCACGGCCAACCTTCGACGGGCGGCTATGCACACGCACGCGTGCTACGGTGGGCCAGCGTTCCACTACGACTGTTGGGCGTGCGTCAGTCTCATCGGCTAGCAACCTTGTAACCCGGCGTGCGACGGGCGTAGAATGCTAAGATACCCAGTGCCGGCGCCCCCAGAAGCCCCCGCTGTCGGGCGCGCTCCACCAGCGTTCGATAGGCCCGGCACATTCTCACCTGTGGAGAGGTTGAGACATGACACCGACTGCGCTCACCCATCATCAACGGATCGCTACCAAACGATCGTCTCCCTCCTGAACAAATCATCAAGCGTCTCGACGTTCTTGAACGAGACGTGACCAGATTGATCGTAGCCTCCGGGCCGCACGGCGATGGCGCCAAAGTCAGCGCCGGGTATGAGCAACGGAACGCGTCGTCCCGTTCGAACGGCACCATCAGACCCGCCACCTGACGGACCTCCTACTCATCCTGACGACCCGCTGCCGTCCGCTCGCGCATGGCTGCATCGGTCGGAGACAACGCGGGCAAGCTGTGGCACCGCGGCGGGCGTCTTCTACCGCTACCGCGCGCAGCTACGAGGCGATTGAATGACGCCAAGGCGCGCGAGGAAATCTACGCGTTCCTTGAGCACACCATCCGCTTGCATCCGAAGACGCATCGCTTCGTCCCCTTCCAGCCCACACGGCCAAGGTGGATGTCGTCATCGACGCGCTTCGGGCGCTCTGCCACCTCTCTCGGCGTCCGCGCCTGCGCCGTGCTGGCTGGAGCACTCGCCGCCACAGCGCCACGGAGTGCGTAGCCCTTCAGAACGGCATCCTACCATCCCGACGCGCGAACTTACTGACACCCACGCCCGCGTTCTTCACGCTCAACTTGTTGCCGTTCGCCTACGACGCGTCCCGCTCCGGAGCCTACACGCTGGATTCGCTTTCAGCGATCAGTTGTTGGCCTGACGAGTCCGAGCCGATCGCCACGCTGCAAGAGTTCATAGGCCTACCTACTCACAGCCCACCAACGCGCTATCAGAAACTCCTCATGCTTGTCGGGCCGAAGCGTAGCGGTAGGGCAACCATCGGACGCTGATCCG